CCCAGGCATGCCCTGTGGTGCCGCCACTACTACCGCCATTAGTTGCAAGTTGTCTAAATCTTAGCCAATTATATTCAGCTGCTTTAGCATAGACGCTGACCGTGTAAGTTGTTCCTATAGTATAACTAAACGTAGCTCTAAGAGTTTGTTCACCACTAGTTGTTGTAGTTACTCCAAGATGTGTTGCGGTGTTAGTACCATCTGGCGCTGTAGTACTGTTGGCTATGAGTGTAACGCCATTTCCAGCTGCCGCTGGAGCCCATGGACTATTATTAAAATTTGTTGAATAAGTGAATAAATTAGTACTTGCTGGTTCAATTAATATAGAAGGACTAGTCCACGCACCGTTCGCATAAGAATAATTTAAACGAGGTTGATTAGCAGCAGCTGTTTGTAATACACCTGCTGATGAAAAATATGTGCCTGTGCTGGCACGACTGACAAAGCCTGTGGTAGGTTGTTTTTGGCTAGTTAAGACGCCACCTATAAAACGGTTTGCCATTTTAAGGAGCTCCTTAGCTAATTATTTCGTAGCTGACTGTTACCGTTAAGACGCTGGCTGTACCTGCTTGAACCGTTAAACTGGTGTTTTCTTGTAAGTAAAGTTGAGTACTTTTATCTAGTGCAATCAAACTTGCATTGGCTGGAATAGCCACTGTGCTGGCAATTGCTGTGTTAGTACCGCCGCCTGCTGCTGCATTGTTATAAAACAAACTAAAGTTACAAGCGTTTGTACCGTTAGTATTTGCAACAACTATGCTGTTAACTTTAACTAATGTACTTGAACTCGAAGCATTGCTGATTAAACTAGTAATACTGGTAGTACTTAAACTTAGAACGGCAGTCTGTCCTAAGATTTGCTGTACGTTTATAATGTTTGGGGCTGTCATTCTCTATTCCTTTTGTATATTTATCCGCCAAATACCATGGCCATTGCAATAGAACGACCCATTGTAGCCACCTTATTGTTGCCCACGTATGCGTAGGTAGTATCGCTGGTTGTTGTTCCGCCTAAGTAAACGTTAGCGCCTGTAGCACCAACAACTACAGTTCCTGTAACGCCTGCACCTATGTTTAGTGTACCTGATGTTACGTTAGTAGTAATTGTAGCTGTACCGCTTGATGTATTACCTAAAACACTTAGTATGCTGTTGCCACTAGATTGTCCAATGTAAGCTGTAGTGCCGGCTGCACCAATGTTCATTGTTGTTGCAGCTTGTCCAAAGTTAATTGTTGTAGCTGTGGTATTTGCTAATGAAAATGTTGTGCTTGGTGTTGTAATGCTTGTTGTAAAAGCTGGGCTTGTTGTGCTTAACGTACCAGTAACTGTTAATGCGTTGTTTACAGTAGTTGTACCAGTACCGGCACCAACACTAATAGTAGTCGCTGCACCAAACGCATTAACTGTAGTTGATGTTGTATTGAATACGTTAGCTGTAGTAGCACTTGATACAAGTGTTCCTCCAGTTATAGTCAAGTTACCAGTCGTTCCAATTTGTAATAATTGGAAGCGAGAAGTATCAGTAGCATTATAAAAAGTAATTTGATCTTGCGTACCAACGCTAATACGACCATTACCGGTTGCACCGCCTACGTAATCAATTAAAATACCATCACTGTATGTTCCGCTGTATGTTCCACTAATTTCAAGACCGTTAGCTGAAACTATACTAGAGTTAATTGTTTCAGTGTTTGTCACAGTCTGTGTACCAGTAACACTTAGGTTACCAGTAACACTTAGATTGCCGCCCACTGTAGCATTACCCGCTAACCACATGTTACTAAATTGTAAACTGCTTGTACCTAAACTGATTGAATTAGTTGTAGCTGGTGCAATGCTTGAATTAAGTGTAGGTTGAATAGCACTTAGATATGTAATAACTGCTGACTGAGTCGGAACTTTAACAGGGCTGTTTGCGCTAAATGTTCCGTCTGTACTAAATTCGTTAACTTGTGCACCTAATTGTGCGCCAATACTACCTAGTCGCAAACTGGTCAAACCACTCAAGTTAAACGCACTAGCGTTCAATGTTGCTGCACCAGTTGCTTGGTTAACTGAGAAATAAGATCCAACACTAAAGTTACCAGATTGGTCAGTACTTACAAAATACACACGACCTGGTAGTGTTTGAATAATTTGGTTAGCAGGATTAGCCGCTTGCGTTGGAGCATTTGGATAATTGGTTGTAGTAATACCGCCGGTACCAATACTTAAGAAATCGTGTCCTGTTAATCGAATGTTACTAAAATTGTAACGAATTGTAACTGCTGTACCACTTGTACTTGCAGTAGTTTTTTGCTGTGCTAGTACAACAAATGTTAGATAAGTCGAATTTACTGTAGCGTTACTCAATGACTGAATAACATAAGCACTCGAGTCGCCACTGAATTGAATACTTGCACCTACCACTGGAGCTGTGCTTAAATTATAAAGTACAATAACATAATTTGATTGTCCGCCAACTACTGTAGGAGTAGTTGTTGCACTGCTTGTGCCGCCTGTGATTACATGTGTTGTATCAAATGTACCAGAGGTTGCATAGTAATACAAGTACCCTTGTTGAACGCTGGTAACAACACCAGTTGCACCACTTGTGGCCTGTGTAATTGTTTCGCCTTGTTGGAATGTACCAGTTGAACTAAGATAAGTCAACATTCCGCCATAGACGTTACCGGTAACGGCTGTTTCGGTAGAGTCATATCCTTGACTTACTGCACCATAAGTACCGTAACTGTTGTTACCACTCAATGAACGAATGATACCACCACCATAAGTAAAGTAACCAAAATAACAGTAGTAAGTAAAACAACTAACTGCTTCTGCTTTACCTTTGTTACAAACAACTAGACCAACACCACCATCATGTACTTGGTTATACGCCCAGAATAACATGCTTCGATTACCACTTGAGTGTACGCTACCATCTACAATAGCACCAACACCGCCTGAACTTTTTGCTGTACAATCTTTAATATATGGAGATTTGTTTAAAATAGGACTAGATGGGTTTAATCTTAAAAATACACCACCAATAGTAGCTTGTGTATAGTCTGCTGGACTTGTACCACTTGGAACAAATCCGGTCATACCAGTCATTAACACACCGCTCATCATAGTCTGATCACTCATCAAGAACATGGTGCTTAAATTATTAGACACCGGACTTGCATCAGTACTTAAGAATGTAAATGTTAATGTACCACTTGGACTGGTATTATAAGTAGCAGACATGGTTAATGTTGTACTGTTAACCACAGTCACAACTGTTTGTCCGCCAGTAAACCCTGTACCTGTTACTGTCATGCCTGGTAAAATACCAGTGGTACTTGATACTACCAAAGTAGTATTAGTCATGCTAGTATAACTAGCTGATTGAGTACCTACCAAAGGTGCAACTACTGTGTCACGCATGCCGTCGCCAACGATAGTAACTTGTGGAGGAACAATAATTGGAAGTGTTTCGTAATATGTGCCAGCTTTGATGTACAATGTAGCAGGTCCTGTGATAGTTGCACAAGCATGACGAATTGTTAAAAATGCACGATTCAAAGTTAGACCGCTATTACTGTCTGAACCTGCTGGACTAACATAGTAATCGGTTCCAGTGGTGTTATTGTATTCCCATTCTGGAATTCCTGTAGCACTGACTGTTAAAACTTGACCTGTTGCACCGATACCTAAACGTGAATCGCTACCAGTTGCGGCACGATATGTAATATCGCCAGTTGTAGTATTTTGGCTAGTGCCTGATGCCATTAACTGCCAATAGCCAGCTCCTAAGTCAGTTGCAAAACTACTAGTACTAGTATATGCAATTACACAAATATAACTTGAACCACTGTAACTGACAGCGTCGTTAATGGTGTAGGCAGTGCTAGAGTTAAATGCTCCGCGCCAATTGACTCTTAATTTTCCCAGGTTTACTGTAGTTACGCTCATTTTGTTGTCCTATATTCCATATTTAGCTAGTAAATGTAGCTATTAAATTCCCGTTACTGTCTAACGAATAACTATAAATGCTTGTTCCAATATCAACCATAACATACGGACTATTTTCGCCATCACTTGTATAGTTAAATGTTTGCCCAGCTGTTTGTGTGTAGATTAAATTGTTGTTTGAATCAAATGCAAATGCATGAATCACTGTTGTTTGTGGAGGAGTTGCGCTGATTACGCCACTACCGTTAACTGTAATCGTAGTTCCATCTGGAATTACACCACCGAGTACACTAGTTGTAGCAGGTGAAATGCTTGTGCTGATTGTAACACTGGCACTACCGTCAAAACTTACACCGTTAATTGTTATTGGTGTTGCCAGTTTTGTAGCAGTAGCTGCGTTGCCTGCTAGAATATAATTGGTTAAAGTTGTTAAAGGTGTAGTATAACTGGTCGGTCCACTGCTTTGAACAATAGGAAATATTACCGATGTATCTAAAGAAGTTAACGATGGTAATTGCGAAAACTTTAATGACATAAATTATCCAGTTATAAAATAATAGCCAGTTCCGCCAGCTGTTAAGTCCATTAGTTCTTTGTCTAAGCGTTCGAATTCGTCTTTGGCACTAGATTTTAAATCTGTGCCATTCATAGTAATTGGACTACCTGGACCGGCAATAGATGCAAATTTAGAACGAGCTTCACCTAACATCTGTTTACATCCTGCTAAGGTGTAATCACGTAGCCATTGTTTAGCATAAGGGTCTTGTAATAGTACCCAATCTGGACGGAAATTATAACTTTGTACAAGAATCTGTTCGCCTTGTGCAAACGGACGTTGTAAAATATTCAAGATATGTGTAGTTGGTTTCCATAAAAATTCAATGTAACTACCAAACATACGTCCAACTAATTTCTGATATCCGGCAAACGCATCATAAGTTGCCAGGCCGCCCATCATACTACCTGACATCAAGTAAGTATTTGTATAAGCTAGGTTAAACGGTTCAAATAAAGTACCACCTGCACCAATACCAGTTCTTGAGCCAATAGCTCTACGAAAAACTTGACGGACAGAGATAACTTCATCAGGCAATCTATATTCATTTTGATCCTGTATTAATTCTAAGAACAAGTAACTTTCTTCTACGGCATTTGAGCTTTTTTGACGATAGCGGTTTAAGGCTTTATCTAAGGCTGTTTCGTAGTGTATTGGATCTAATTCAACCTCAATCATGCCATCACCCAGCATGGCTTTTACATACTGAAACACGGCATTGCGTTCTACTGTTGAATTTGACTGGGTTGTTGACGGCGAATCGACCATATTTTTGTCCTCTTACTATATTTAGCTATCGATAAATATGTTACTATGCCAAGACTTTCACTTTATAAACCGGAAAAAGGGCTTGATTACAAGTTCATCGACCGCCAAGCTTCGGAAATGTTCCAAGCAGGCGGAACAGATGTATATGTACACAAGTACTTGGGTGCAAATACAGACCCGAATAATGCCACTGCGGACCAGCCAAATTACGCTACTACAGCAGTTACAAACATACAAGATTTGTTATTCCTGGAAAACCGCGATAGAACTTATGATACAGAAATCTACAGAATTCGCGGGTTATATAATGTGCAAAATATTGACTTTAACTTGAGTCAATTTGGCTTGTTTATCGACAACGATACTTTGTACATGACTGTACATATTAACGATTTTATCAAGTACATAGGACGTAAACCTATTAGCGGAGATGTACTAGAATTGCCACATTTACGTGATGACTTTGCCCTTAACGATTTTGATTTTGCCCTGCCGCGATACTATGTAATTGAAGATGTGGGCCGTGCTAGCGAAGGGTTTAGTGTTACGTGGTTTCCACATCTATACAGACTAAAACTTAAACGTGTAAATGACACACAACAATTTGCACAAATCTTTAATCAACAGGCTACGGATTCCAACGGAGATCCTGTAGAAAATACTACGTTGCGTGATTTGTTAAGCACACACAATCAAGAGTTACAAATTAGTGATGCTGTAGTACAACAAGCTGAAATAGACGCTCCTAAGAGTGGCTATGAAACACGCCAGTACTATACACTAGCAGTTGATCCTAATACAGGCAAACCTGTTTTAGACACCGCAGACGAAACATCTATTCTAGCCAGTAATGCTAGTGCTGGTATTAATGCCAGCTCAACTAATGCAGTTCCAAAACGTAGTGGCTACACTGGTTATTTGTTAGGAGATGGATTTCCCGTCAATGGTTATGATTTTGGATTTGGTATACAATTTCCATCAAACCCAGCACCAGATGATTTCTTCCTGCGTGTGGACATGTTGCCTAACAGACTTTATAGATTTGACGGCACACAAAATGCATGGATCGCTGTCGAGGATGCCGTGCGTATGAACATGACAAATAACGACACAAGAAGTACACTAAAAACTGGATTTATCAATAACGAAGCATGGACTTATAACGATGCTGTTGCAACCGACTATGTTAATTTGGCATTAAATGCTACCACTGCTAGTACTATTCTCGACAGTACTACCACAGCATCGTATGTGGTGTTTAAATTAGATACTATTACTTTGGAATATGTGGTTGCAGAAAATCCTGGAATATTTACATCGTATACTTACATAAGTCCACAAGGAATTACAAGTACTAAGTTAAAAATTAATTTACCTATAATTAATACAGTACAACAGACAATACCATACGCAGGACAATGGACTGTGACTTTATACAATTATAGAGAAGCACAACGTCAAAGTATTAGTAAAGTACTTAAACCACAGGCAGATTTATAATGCACATATATAAGTTTACACATATCGAAACTGGAAGATGCTATGTTGGACAAACTATTCAACAACCTAATAGACGAAGATTAGAACATAGCGAGTTTATGAGCGAAATAAACAAAAAGACATCGGGTGGAAAGACTTGGAAAATTATCAATGGCAAGCGTACCTGGTTAAACAAGGAGGCTTCGGTTTAACGCCGTTGTACTATTATACAATTCTTCTACGATGGACAGATAAGACGATATATCACGCAGACTATTCGTGCGTTTAGTAATTTTGTGGTCAAATACGGCGATGGAACTCTAGTGCGTATACCAGTTATGTATGGAGATGCTGATCGTCAAGTGGCCAGTATTATTCGTAACAATAGTGAAAACAAAGTTAATAGCGTACCGCGTATCAGTATATATGTTAGTTCTTTGGCATTGGACAGAGACCGACTAAGTGACCAAACTTACGTAGGAACCGTTAATATTCGTGAACGAGACATCGATCCTAATACCAATGCCTATACAACTGGACAAGGTCGTAACTACAGTATTGAACGATTAATGCCAACTCCATTTAAACTAACTATGAAATGTGACATTTGGAGTGCTAATACTGATCAAAAATTACAGATACTTGAACAAATATTAGTCTTGTTTAATCCTAGTTTGGAATTACAAACTAGCGACAACTACATTGACTGGACTAGTTTAACTGTATTAAACTTAAATGACATTAGTTGGGATAGTCGTCAGGTTCCTGTGGGTAATGATACTCCTATCGATATAGCCACACTTACCCTTGATACTCCAATCTGGATTAATCCTCCAGTTAAGGTCAAGCATCTTGGAGTTATTACTAAAATTGTTACCAGTATGTATAATTCAAGTACTACTAGCGGTACATATATAGAAGGTCTAGGACAAGATCCAATAGAGTCAACTACTAGTTTTAGTGATTTATTAAGCCAGACCATTACAACACCGCAAGATTATCGTTTAGAAGTGTATAACGGACAGGCTATTTTAATTGGTGCTAATGAAAGCGTTGTTGAAGTAAGCACTAGTGAATTAGATATCCCAGTGCGTCAAGGTACACCGATTAACTGGAATGAACTGTTTAGTCAAACTCCTGGAAAGTACGTAGCAGGTTCAAGCCAATTATATCTAACACAACCTAACGGCAGTATGATTGTTGGTACGTTTGCCATTAACAGTTTAAATGAAACTATATTACAAGTTAATTGGAACCCAGATACACTGACTGCTAATACTGGTATAGACAGTCAAGGTAATATAGAACCAGCCATGGGTTACAATGTCAGCTCAACACAGTACAGACCTAACAGTCCTGGCACGTTTGATGCTATTATTAATCCGCAAACTTATGATCCTAGTGATCCTAACAAGCATGGAACTGTCAGTTCTATCGCAACTGGCACTAGATTCTTAATCATTGAAGACATTGGTGCAGTAGACAATACCACAGTAGCATGGGGATCATTAGTAGCCAAGGCTAATGATATTATAGAATACAATGGCACTTCTTGGAACGTTATTTTTAATGCTAGCCACGAATCAAGTGTCATGGTGTGGCAGACTAATATATACACTGGAATACAATACTTATGGAACGGTGTTTCGTGGGTTAAGTCATTCGAAGGTGTATATGAGGCTGCTAATTGGAAAATAGTACTATAAAAGAACCTATAGTTTGTAGTGGTGCGTTATTTTACGCTAAATCTACACGACGTTTTTTATTGTTGCAAAAAGCACATGGTAAACATGAAGGCACCTGGGGCTTAGTTGGTGGCACTAACATCACAGGCGAAACTCCATGGCAGGGGTTACAACGTGAAATTAATGAAGAAATTGGACCTTGTCCAGAAATAATTAAAACAATTCCCTTAGAAACATTTGTCAGTAACGACAAAATCTTTAATTTTCACACGTATCTGTGTGTAATCGAGGAAGAATTTGTTCCTTATCTAAGCGATGAGCATAATGGTTGGTGTTG